AAGGATGGTGGTAATTCTTTAGACATTCTTTGGAACAGTATAGTAGTTCAGTATGCGAAAATATTAGATTCTTTTAAGATTACCCATGTCAAGAATAAAAAAGACCATACAACTGACATTAAGAAAAATGGTAATAAAATTAAAGAGTATGAAATTCAACACTCTTGGGATAAAGTTACAAATGCTATGAAAGCAGAGGCGACAGCATTTAAAGCTTTGTCAAAAATGATAAAAGACTATGAGGAACTACTTCATAAAAATTGGGATTTAGCAACAGAAGAACAAAAAAACAGAATAGAAAACATAAAAGCGAGAACAAATAAGTTGACTGGTAATGACTTAGAAATAGAGGATATAGAAGAAATAGAGGCAGAAATATATGGCAGTAACTAAGAAGAAAACTATACCTTTTTTATTTGGAGATAAGCACAAAGAATATATTAAAAAGTGCGCTATCAATACATACAATATTGCCGAAGGTGCTGTAAGGGCAGGCAAGACGGTAGACAATGTATTTGCCTTTGCGCATGAGATAAAGACATCTAAAGATAAGATACATCTAGCAACAGGGTCTACAAGTGCAAATGCAAAATTGAATATTGGAGATGCTAATGGTTTTGGACTTGAATATATTTTCAGAGGGCAATGTCATTGGGGCAAATTTAAAGGCAATGAATGTTTATATATAAAAGGTATTTCAACTAAGCATAAGCAAAAGATTGTTATTTTCGCTGGAGGTGCTAAGGCTGATAGTTATAAGAAAATAAGAGGTAACTCGTATGGTATGTGGATAGCAACAGAGATAAATCTGCACCATGATAATACTATCAAAGAGGCTTTTAATAGAATTATAGCATCAACTAATCGTAAAATTTTTTGGGATTTAAACCCCGATAATCCCAACTCGCCAATTTACAAAGAATATATTGATAGTTATATGAAAAAAGATAGGGAAGGCACTTTACTAGGTGGGTATAACTATCAGCACTTTACCATCCACGACAATATAACAGTCTCGGACGAGAGAAAACGGGCAATTATATCCCAATATGACGAGGGTAGTATCTGGTACAAGAGAGATATACTAGGTCAGCGCTGTGTAGCTGAGGGGCTTATATATGAATACTTTGCTAATAATAAAGAGCAGTTTAAGACTGAAACAATTGACCCACTCATGGATGTTATTGTTGGGGTGGATTTTGGGGGCAACAAATCATATCATGCTTTTGTTGCAACTGGAATTACTTATAACTATAAAAAAGTAATAGCTCTTGCAAGTGAAAGACCTAGCGCAGATACCAGTCCAGATGAGTTGAATGCTTTACTTATAAATTTTATAAAAAAAGTAATAAATCTGCATGGTAAAGTAGATTGTATTTACTGTGATAGCGCTGAACAGGTACTAATAAAAGGCATTAAAAATGCAGTAGAAAAAGAAAATTTAAATGTTAGTGTTAGAAATGCTTTGAAGAACGCTATTAACGATAGGATAAGACTTACAGACTTATTAATTAGTCAAGGTAGGTTTGAGTATACAAGGTATAGCGAGACTCTTGTTAGCGCATTATGTGGTGCTGTTTGGGATAGCAAAGAAACTAATGAGGATGTAAGACTTGATGATGGGTCAAGTGATATAGATAGTTTAGATGCTTTTGAATATACGATAGAGAGATACTTGAAAAAGTTTATAAGAGGTGACTAAATGTTTGAAGGATTGAAAAATGCTATAAGGGGGGTGATTAACAAGTTGTTTAATAAGAGTTCTATACAAAATGAATTAAAGGTAGATATAGCTGTTAGTGATAAGATGTCAAGAGCAATTGACTTGTGGATGGCTATGTACAAAAACAAAGCCCCCTGGCTAAATGAAGTGACTAAAAGTTTAAATTTATCTGCTACAATTTCAAGTGAAGTTGCTAGGCTTGTTACCCTTGAACTTGAAAGCGAAGTAGTCGGGAATGACTTTTTAAATGAACAATATCAAGACGTATTAAAAGATATAAGAAAGTATTGTGAGTATGCTTGTGGGGCTGGCGGGCTGGTATTTAAACCATATGTAAGCGGAAACAAAATAGAAGTTGATTATGTCCAGGCAAGTAATTTTTTTCCTACAGAATATAGTTCTACAGGCGATATTACATCAGCTATTTTTTCAGAAATAAAAGTTAAAGGTGATATTAAATACACTAGATTAGAATATCATAATTGGACTTCTACTTCTTATACTATCTCTAATTACGCATATAAGAGTAATACAGCAAAGTTGATTAGCTATTCAGATGATTTAGGGAAGGGAATTAAATTAAGTGATGTTCCAGAATGGGCAGAGCTTTCAGAAGAGTTAGTGTTAGAAGGAATTGAAAGACCTTTATTTGCATACTTTAAAATCCCACAGGCTAATAGTTTAGAAAACTCATCACCTTTGGGCGTTTCTGTTTTTTCAAGAGCAGTTGACTTAATAAAAGAGGCTGATAAGCAATATTCGAGGATTTTGTGGGAGTATGAGGCTACAGAGATAGCAATTGATGCAGATTCTAGTATGTTCAGAAGAAACGCAAATGGAGAATATGAAGTTCCGCATGGCAAGAAACGACTGTACAGGATGTTAGAAATGGAGGATGGAGACAATAAATGGAATGTGTTTTCACCAGCCATAAGGGATTCAAGCCTTTTCGCTGGGCTTAATCAACTACTAAGAAAAATAGAGTTTAATTGTGGATTGTCATACGGGATTATATCAGATGCACAAGAGACTGAAAAAACAGCAACAGAAATAAAAACTAGCAAACAACGTTTATACTCTACTGTTAAGGATATACAAAAGTCTTTAGAGGACGCCCTAGAGGGATTAATTTATTCTATAGATAAGTGGTCTATTCTGGCAGGATTTACTCCTAGTTTGAAATATGAAACGACTTTCAATTGGGACGATAGCGTAATAATAGACAAAGATTCTGAACTCTTAGCAATGCAACAGGATGTTGCGTCAGGGCTGATTAGACCAGAATTATATATTATGAAAAAATATGGAGTCACAGAGGATGAGGCTCTGAAAATGATGCCCGATACTAGGGAATTAGTAGAGGATAATCCTTTTGACAAGGGTGGTATGTAGATGTTAACATCTAATGAGTTACAAGAAATTCCTAAGTATTTTGTTAGTTTATTTCAAACTTTAGAGGACTTTGTAATAGCAGATATTGCAAGACGTATTGCAAAGGCTGGGAATATTACAGATATGGCAGAATGGCAGTTAATAAGAGCAGAAGAGATTGGGATGGCTGATAAAGTAATTAAAATGAAAATTGCTGAAATACTTGATATCTCTTTTGAGGCAGTTGACAAGTTATTTGAAGAAAATGCTGTAAAGTCTATTGAAAGTGATAGTGCTTTATATGAACATGCTAAATTAACTCCATTGCACTTGAATAGTTCTGAAGAACTTAAGAACTATGTTTCTTCAGCTAAAGAGCAAACTAAGGGTAAACTGAAGAATATGACAGGTACATTAGGATTTTGTACTATTAAAAAAGGTAAAGTTATTAGTAAGAAACTTACAGACATATATATAGAGTCTTTAGACTTAGCGCAATTTCAAGTCAGTACAGGAGTCTTGGATTATAAGACAGCAGTTAAAAAAGCAGTCAAGAGGCTTGCAGATAGTGGTTTAAGGTTTATAGACTATGAGACTGGTTGGACAAATAGAATAGATGTTGCAACTAGAAGGGCTGTGCTGACTGGTGTTAATCAGATGTCGCAGAATATTAATAATAAAGTCATTAATGATTTGGATACTGATATAGTAGAAGTTACAGCACATTCGGGGGCAAGGTGCGAGGGAGCAGGTATTAAAAATCATAAGAAATGGCAAGGGAAATGGTATAGTTTGAGTGGTAAAAGTACTAAATATCCTTCCTTAAAAGTGGTTACGGGCTGGGGGCAAGGTGATGGTCTGGGGGGCTGGAACTGTTCGCATCAATTCCATGCGGTTATTCCTGGCATATCTGTTCCTGCCTACTCAAAAGAGCAATTAAAAAATATAGACCCTCCCGATATTGGATATAAAGGGCGAACTTATACGCATTACCAAGCTTTACAATATCAAAGAAAAATTGAAACATCTATGAGGCAGACAAAGAGGCAGTTAATCGCTTACGAGTCGGCAGGGCTTAAAGATGAGTTTACAAATGCAAGTATAAAGTTGCAAAGACAGAAACAAGAGTATAGAGAGTTTAGTAAGATTGCTAAATTGAGGTTGCAGAATGAGAGACACCAGGTTTTTGGATATAATAAAAGCGTCAGCCAGAAGGCTGTTCACGCTAGTAAAAAGGAGAGAAAAAATGGGTAAATATAGAAAGAAAGCAATTATTGTTGAGGCTTTTAAATGGCTAGGAAGTGTAGAACAAAAGGAAGAACCGACATGGATAGTTGAGGCTATTAAAAGTGGTAATGTTTGGATTGAACAAAATTTAGGGGAATTATCTCCACGCATGTATATAAAGACGCTTGAAGGTATACATGAGGCTAATGTGGGGGATTACATTGTTCAAGGGATAAAAGGAGAATTGTATCCATGCAGGGCTGATATATTTAGAGAAACATATGATGAAGTCTTATATCGATAAGGCTTATTTTTATGCTTAAAAATACTTAATTTATTTATATAGATGTCTACTAAGCGACGTAAAAAGTTAGACAATACGTGATGCTACCACGTAAAAAAGCGTAGTTGTAAACGAAAGCAGGAGGTTTTTATGAAAAGAGAGTTTTTGAAAGATTTAAATTTAGAGGATGAGGTTATAGAAAAAATCATGTCCGAAAATGGGAGGGATATAGAAAAGTATAAAAAAGAAGTAGAAAAGAAAAAAGAAGAGTTGGAAAGCAAAAATACTGAACTCGAAACAGCTAATAATAAAATTAAAGACTTAGAAAAAATAGATGTTGAGAGTATAAAAAAAGAGGTTGATGACTGGAAGAGCAAAGCCGAACAGGCTCAAAAAGATAAGGAATTGATTGAAAATCAAATGTCAGAGCAAACTTATAACTTAAATTTAGATAATTATTTAAGTAATTTTAAGTTTTCTAGTAATCTTTCAAAAGAGGCTGTAAAAATAAAAATGAAAGAAAAAGGACTTGAATATAAGGATGGGGCGTTTGAGGGAGCAGATGATTATATAAAAGAATTGCAGGCAAATGACCCAGGGGCTTTTATAAGTGGCAATAGTGTTCCAAAGATTGTTAGTTCTAGCGGTGGAGATGCTGGAGAGTCTAAAGTAAGTTTAATGGAACAAATGATAGCAAAAAATAGAGAAATGTTGAACATATAGGAGGTAGAAAATGAGTTTATTTGATTCAAAAATTTTTAATGGAGAAGTGTTTGGAAAATACGTTGAGACCGTACCTAATCTAAATAGGGACGAATTAATAAGGTCTGGAGCAATAAGAAGAAGGGACGATTTAAAGGCTATGTTTTCAGCCCAATCGGGAGCAAATTATGCAACTATTCCAATGCTTGGCTTGATTGATGGCGACCCAGTCAATTACGACGGACAAACGGATATAGTAGCAACTACAACAAAGACCTTTTCGCAGTCTGTAATTGTTGTTGGTAGAGCTAAATCGTGGGTGGAAAAAGACTTTAGCCAGGACGTAACCGGCGGAGTTCCTTTTATGGAGAATGTAGGAAAACAAGTTGCTAAATATTGGGATAATATAGACCAAAAAACTTTGTTAGCTGTTCTGGAAGGTATTTTCGCAATGACAGGGGCGAAAAATTTAGAATTTGTTAACAATCATACTTTTGATATAACAAAAGAAGCAGAAACAGAAAATCAAAAGGTTAAAGCCGAAACTCTTAATAGTGCAACTCAAAAAGCTTGTGGAGATAATAAAGAAAAATTTGCACTTGTTATAATGCACAGTGTTATATCAACTAACTTAGAAAATTTAAATCTTGTTGCTAGGTTAAAATATACTGACCCACAAGGTATTCAAAGAGAAATGAAATTAGGAACTTGGGGTGGCAAATTAGTCTTAATTGATGACAATATGCCAACTAGAGAGGTCGCTGAAAGTTCAGAGGGTTCAAATGATGGATACACAGAGTATACGACATATGTGCTTGGGGAAAATTCTATTGACTTCGAGGATGTTGGTGCAAAAGTCCCATATGAAATGGATAGAGCTCCAGGTAAAAATGGTGGAGAAGATTACTTATATAGTAGACAAAGAAAAGTATTTGCGCCATATGGTATTAGCTTTACTAAAAAAGCAGTTGCAACAGCATCTCCAACTGATTCAGAAC